CACACCGCCGCAGACCGGCGCAGGCGCACCGCTTTACGCCAGAAACACACCCCCGCCTGCGTCCACACCGCCGGATGCTCCCCATGCTGTCACGCCGCCGCCACCCGGCGGCACGGGCGGCAACCCTTACAGCAATATGGCCCCCGGTGGCAAGCCCAAGCGCCCCCGCGCACCAATGACCCCCAAGCGGATGATCCTGATCGCCATCCCGGTGATATTCCTGCTTATGATCATCGTAACAATGATCAGCGGCTCCATCCGCACCGGCAAGCCGAACGCCAGTGACCCGAATCAGGGCACCTGGGAAGCAGCCTACGCCGAGGTTGGTGGCTCCGTGACGCAGGTCGAGGATGCCTTCGGCAGCGGGTTCCTGATGGACCTGAATGATAAGGGCAAGTGCGTTGTAACGGTGGACGGCACCAAGTCCTACGGCAAGTGGACGCTGAACGGCGGGGCCTTCCAGCTGGATTGCGGCGGCCTGAGCTGCACCGGCACCCTGCAAGACGAAATCCTGACCCTGAACGATGTGCAGGGACAGGGCGTGACGATCTACTTCGTCAAGTCCGGCAGCACCATGCAGCAGCCTCTGGACGGTGACAGCATGACCCAGGGCACCACCGCAGGCAGCGATACCGATGTGGGCATCTATGTGCTGGAATCCGCCTCCGACAGCGAGTACACCCTCTCCAAGGAGGAGCTTGCCCTCGTCGATATGGAGGACTTCTACATTGAGCTGCGTGCGGACGGCACCGGCGAAACCTACATGGAGGATTTTGTCACCTTCCAATGGAAGGACGGCAGCTTCTACGCGCTGACCGACCCCGATACCCCGGCCATGACCTACACCCGCGAGGGTGACCTGCTGACCATTGAGTTTGACGGTATGACCATGGTCTTTAAGCGCAGCGACACCAAGCCTGAAATCGACCCCGCTTTGCTGGACGGCGGTGATGACGAATATGACATCGACGGCACGGATGAGCCGGACCCGCCCTACACCTACGACGACGGCAACACCTACGCTGATTTGGGCAACACCAACTGGTACGGCTGGTTCCGGATGGAAAACTACAAGAATGTACCGAACCGTGATTACTTTGACACCGACACCTACGATTGCTGGGGCTACATCGGTGAGAGCGATGACGGCAGCCACTACTTTGAGGTTTACCGTGACGGTATGCCCGATGACCCGGTCATCACGATGTGGGTCAATGTCTATGATGACCATATCGAGCCTATCCTGGACGGTAACGATTGGGTGCTGGATCAGAATATTGACGACAGCGAAGCATACAACTTCAATATCTACCCGTACAACGACTGCATCTCGCTGTTCATGTATGACTACGAGGGCGACGACGGCACGGCCTGTGCGGTCAGCTTCTACATGAGACTGGACGGCACCGAGCGGCACGATGTACTAATACAATGTTAGGGCAAAAAAATAACATCAAGGTCGAAGTGGCCGTACCGCCCGTCCTTTACCACGATACGGTCTATAACAGACGCCCAGAGCGTGTGGCGCTCCTGCGGTGACAGCGTGGCGTATATGCTGCGGAAGTCTCCGGCCAGGAGCTGCCGCAGCGGGCCGAGATCGCGCCCGGCGCTCTGTGCAGCGCGCACAGCCTCTGCTGCGTCCTGTTGCTGGATCAGAGCGTGGTATTTTTCATCATACGCCGCGCGGTCAATAACGCCGTCCACATACAAGTCTTGCAGCCGGGACAGTTTCCGCTGGATTGCGCCCACATCCACAACAGCCTGGCGGCGCTGCGCCTCCTGTACATCGAACTGCGCCACATAGGCGTCGAGCTGCGGCTGTACGTGATCCAGTAGCCAGCCCTCCAGGCGCGGCTCCCAAGGCGTCGTTTTCCAGGAGCAGCGCTTTTCGATCCAGTGCTGCGTACAGCGATACCGCAGATACAGCCGGTTCAATTTGTGATCGAACTGGGGGAACGCTTTCAAGGTGCAGCCGCAGACAGGGCAACGCAAAAGACCCGTAAACACATAGCTGTACTTGCTTTGCCGCGTGTGGCCGGAGGCCTGCCTTGCCAAGATTTCTTGAACACGCTGGAACTGATCCGGGGAGATAATGGCCGGGCAATAATTTTTATTATCCCGGTACTGGCCGCAGTACAAACCGTTCCGCAGCATCCGACCTATCGCATTACGGGGCAGATCGACGCCGCACTGATCGCGCAGCCAGACCTGCGTACTGCGTGCGCTGTGTACCGCCTCATAGTGATCGAAGAACGCCCGCACGATTACGGCCTGATCCTCCACGATCTGCACGCGGTGGTCGCGCACCTCCAGCCCATACGGCAGAGATTTGGAGCCGAAGATCGCGCCGCCGTTCTTTACCCGCTCCGAAAATACAAACTTTATCCTGTCCGCCGTTCTGTCGCTCTCATCCTGGGCGACAGACAGGCGGATGTTTAAATTTAACCGCCCGTTCGTCGTGCTGGTGTCGTAGTCCTCCAAGATCGCCTTCCAGTTTGTCCCGGCAGCGTCCAGCACATCCTGCACGCGGTAATACTCCCGCACACTGCGGAACCACCTGTCCAACTTTATAAACAGCACATAGTCAACGCCGCCAGCCTTTACGGCCTCCAGCACGCGCAACAGGCCGGGGCGGCGCTGTATTTCTTTTCGCGCACTCACGCCGTCGTCGCTGTACTCCGCCACGATCTGACACTGGAACGTGTCGCAGAACTCCCGCAGCGCCTCACGCTGCGCACCAAGACTGTAGCCGTGCCGGGCCTGTTCGTCCGTGGACACACGTATGTATAAAATAACTCTTGCGCGATACCACGCATAATTTTGTGGTTTTCCGTACAACATAATAAAAACACCCCGCGAAATTGTATAAAGGTACTATGCCGCGCGGCGTTTTTGTGCTATACTTTGTGCTGTGAGGGCGTAAAGTATGGCAGTTTTTGCCGTGCAGCGCGTTCTTTGGCCGTTCCCGTGCGCCAACACGGGGGCGGCCTTTTGTGTTTAAGAGAGGGGCAATGCTTGCGCATATTTGTGTGGGAGGCCCGCCAGCGGGCAAGACTGACGCTCCAGCAGCTGGAGCAGCGAACCGGGATAAGCCGCAGCACCTTAAACCGTATTGAAAACGGCCAGACCGTGCCGCGCCTGGATCAGCTGGAGGCCATAGCAGCCGCGACAGATACGCGGATCACGGCCTTGTTTGACAGCCCTTTTAAGTGAGTATGCACCCGGCGTGCAGGAAAATCAAGCCGCGCCGGGGCTATTTCTCAATATTGAGAAATAGAAGCCCAAACTATTGCGCGGCCGCCCGCCCCGGCGTATAGTCGAAACAAAGGAGGCGACGGCGAAATGAACAGGGCGCAATACTGGCAGGCAATAACCGAATTGCTGAAAGACGCAAGTCTGGACATACTGCGGCGCGTGTATAATTTCGTGCAGCAGATCACCCTGCATTAAAAAAGGCGGCGGCCTTTACTGGTCGCCGTCCTTTTCTTTCTTTTCACGCTCACCCAGGCCGACGGCGTAACCGTACATAAAGGCGGCGTTGTTCTTGCCCAGGCCGTCCTCCATGCGCTGGATCGCGGCGTCGTCCATGTAGCGCTCCATGATTTCGGCAGGAACCGCTCCGGCCAGGAACTTGTCGATCAAGTCCCGCAGACGCGCCCAGTCGTTCTCGTCGAACTGCGCGAACCCCTTAAAAATGGACTTTGCCAGGGCGTTGTCGCCCTGCATGATACTGTCCACGATCCCGCCCAGGGCGTCGTCCGTATTCACGAACATTTCACCCTGGCCCGTGGTGAGCCAGCCATAATCGACATTGAACTCTTTGCAGATTGCCAGTTTCATGCGCTCGGTGATGGCCCGCGTCCCGGCCTCAATGTTTGAAATCGCGCTACCTGTAACACTAAGCCGCGCGCCAAACTCCACCTGGCTAAGATGGGCAGACTTGCGAACAAATTTGACCCGTTCGGGGATATTATCCATATATGAAAACCTCCTTTAACATGATAATAACATGAAAACTTCACAGAGTCAAGATTGACAGAGAAAATATTTTGAAATAGAATTTATACAGAGTTAAGGGGGCCGCGACGATGAACAGACCACCAGAACCAAACTACGCCGCGCCGCTGCCGCAGCGGAGGGACACAGCGAACCACCGCCAGGCCGACCTGTACCGCTACGACATGGAGACAGAGGGCGCACGCATTCATGTTGAGGTATGGCTGCACGAGGAAATCACCCCGCCGCAGTCTGCCGAGATTTTCCTTGCAATGGAAGAATTACGCCGGGCCGTATGGCGCGCCACAAAAGAGGCCCGGCGGATCACCGAGGCAGCCCAGCAACAGCCGCAGAAATAGGAGGCCAGCGTGGAGAAAAGAAAAACAACCCAATGCACCGAGCGCGGCCAACATAAGCGCTGCGCCCACCTCTGCCGGGGCGAGGCCCCGTGCTGGCGCAACTATGTATGTGACCCGGCAAAAAATAAAGATTGCACAGGTATACCCGGCGGGCGCTGCATGATCCAGTGCTACAACACACTGGACAAAGACCGGGCGCTGATTCCGAAAAGCTGCTGCAAGTATGGCCCGGCGCGCCGGATCGCTGGCTACTGCCGCCCGCTGTTTTTCCTTTACCTCAAAACCCTGCAATGGCGCGGCATTGTGCCACGCGCTGCACCCGGCGCGGTGCGTGTGGCACTGAAAGACAAGATGCACGAAAGGACGTGCAGACTGCGGGGGATTATGAAAAACTGGCGCGGCCAAGTATGACCGCACCAGTAACGGCTTACACTTTGTAAGCCTCCCCGGCGGCTGTAAGGACTACGCCCTCTATGCCGTCGTCGCTGCCCATGATTTCAGAAGAAAGCCCGGCTTTCTCTAATTCTTTGGCAGCACGGATCAAGGTAGGAACAGACAGGCCTAAATCGTTTATGTTGTTCCCGCCGCTTTGGCTCCAGCGTAACAGCTGGGCCGCTGCTTTAGATAAGCTCATAGCATTTTCACCTCCTTTCGCGCTGGCCGGGGCGTTTGCTCCGCCCTGGCCATTTTTTAGACATTCTCAACTGCATATATTTCTCCTTTTTTCTCTCCGGGAACCCCAGGCGCTGCAACGCCTGGGGTTTTCTTTTTTGCAGGATAACTCGTGCAGAAATAGCTGTCAACGGGGCCTATAAGGCTGCAATTTTGACTAAGTTAAACAAAAACGAAACTAAGACATTGTGCATAAAGTCAAAAATTACACTAAGTTAAGAAAACACGTTGACAAACTACACTAAGCAGAATATAATATTCACAGAGTTAAGGCTCACGAAAACAAAATAAAATTTTCAGAGGCCCCACGACGGGGAGCAAAGGAGAACAAAATGAAAACGCTTGAAACGAAACAGGAGATCGCGATTGCGATCAATATGCACGAGATGCCAGTTGTTCGGATTGACCTTGCAGACGCCGACGAGTACGGCATCAAGTCGCAAAAGGTGCTGATCGACAACGGGAAATTCAGACGCTTGAATCCCACTGACCCGGATATGCCTTATCTGGTGCGGGCCGAGATCAGGGCTTTTGTCGATGAAAAGAAATTCACGTTCGCATCGTATGGCTGCTGCTTGTCCAACACGTTCGGCTACCACGATATGGAGGAACTACTGGACTACGCAAATGCACCGATCATCAAGCGGGATTCCGATGTGGTGCTGGCAATCGTGGACAGCCGCCGGAAGGTCGCATACAAGCCGATCATCCTACACACAAGGAATCGCGTTGACCCGAACTGTCAAGTCCCGCTCGGATTCACCGACGAGGACAACGACGCAACCGAGTACATCCGGGCCGCCGGATGCCGTGAATGGAAATATTGAGGAGAACACCATGAAAAACATTGAAGTAACCTACGACGCGCTGATCTGCGAGAACGGAACCTATGAACAGGGCGAAGCCGCCTTTATTCTGCCCATGACCGACGAGCTGGCCGCCGAATATCTGGCCGGACGCGCCACGGATCGCGGCGCGGTCAATCTGGTGGAAACAGCGCTGGAGGCCGTCGAAGTTATGCGGGGCCGCGTCTATGTGCGCGGCAGTATCAAAGCCTACTGCGAAGCCAAGTAAACCACCACCCCGGCGGGCCAGCTGCCCGCCGCCCGTCTGGGGCTGATCCGCCCCACCGATGATGGCCCAGGGAGGGCCGAAACAGGCCCCGCGCGACGGGGAGGAAGGAAAGAAAAATGACAGTTTTTCAAGAATTGACAAAAGGAATGAAGTTCAGCGAACCCTCGGAAGATATAAAAAAGAACATGGTAAAAGTCCTTGAAAAGAATTTCAGATGCCCGCCATGGAATGACAGGTACGATGATGGGTGCAAGGAGTTCACCGGCTGCGAAAGTTGCTGGTTTGGGTACATAAACAGCGAAGCAGAATAAAGGCTGCAAAAACGAGAGCCGGACGCGATCCGGGGAAAAGGAGCCGAAAATGACTATTGCAACGCTTGAAAAAATTCACGAACTGCTGAAAAAGGAAGTTAAAACCCGCAACAATGCGCTGGAACTCACCAGAAAAGTATATAACGAAAGACAGGACGACCTAAAGGCAATCGCCGCCGCAACGGACGATATGAGCGTGGCCGCAGCAAAATGGGCCGTAGCGGCAGCGCAGGCGGCATATGATGAAGCGCGGCGGCAAAACTACGACGCCGACGCCGCACTCCGCGATTTTGAAAAACAGGAATTTTAAGGAGGCCGCACCATGAAATTCTATTTTGACGGCGAGCTGATCCGCACATCAAAGGCCCACCGCTACACGCACGCCGTTGTGCTGCCGACAAAGCCGGGAGCCACAAACAAGTGGGACGCGGTAGGCTGCCGCGCCTCACTGAAAAGCGCACAGGCGCTGCTGACGCAGGAACGCCGCCGCATTGCCAAGTACAACCAGAAAACAGCCGACGCCCTGCGCGTGGTAGAACTGGAGGCCCGCCCGTGATGGCCCCAGAGCCGGAGGGGCTGGACTGGCGACAGGACGAATACGACGGAATCCCGCCGCGATACATGGCTGTAACTGCGGACAAGTACGAGCTGCCAGTGGCAGTGTTCGACAATATCCAAGATTTGAGCAGATGGGCACACACAAGCACCGCCACGGCACACGACGCCATTACACGCCAGACAGTAAGAAAGAAAGGCCCGGCGGCTGGCTGCCGATTTATCCGGCTGCCGAACGACATTGACTGGAGGAAAGTATGAACGAAAAGCAGAAACTGATCCGCGAAACCGCGCAGAAATTTGAGGCCCTGCGCCCGGATATGCAGCAGTTTGTACTGGGCTATCTGGTAGCCCGGCAGAACACGCAGGGAGGCCGCCGCAATGAAAAATAAAGACCTCTGCAAAAGCTGCCAGTACAACACGGGCGAGTATTTCCTGTATTGTGAGTTGCAATGCTACGGCGTGACAAAAACGGACGGCCACGGCATTGTCTGGGAGTGCGACGACTACCTCCAACGCCAGACCACCACCAAAGAATAAACCAACCCCGGCGGGCCAGTAGCCCGCCGCCTGTCTGGGGCTGATCCGCCCCGCTGACGATGGCCCAGGGAGAGCCGAAACAGGGAGAAAAACATGGAAGAATACGAAAAGATAGTGGCAGAGGCCCAGGCACTGGCCGCGGAGAACCAGCGCAAAATCGACATACTGCTGGCGGACATGAACCGCCAGGAGCTGCGCAGCACCAGAACGGACGCCGCAGCGCTGGCAAGAATGGAGCGCGACCTGGTAGACCTTGTGAACGGCTCCAGGATCAAGCGGGCCAGAGATCGCGGCATACTGCGCACTGCTGCAGTAATGCTGCACAAGGTACGTTGCCAGCTGTTGGACGACGCAGACCGCGCCGCACTCTGCGAGCGCTGCATGAACCCGCACGTTTTGAAAGACCAGGACGAGCTGGACGACGTGTGCGCCCAGTGTCCACTAGAAAAGACGGTGGGCTGATATGCCAGCGCGTGACAGCTACATGGACGGCGGCAAGCCCGTCCGGTCTGCCGTCCCACAACAAATGGATATACCGGGATTTGGCGGGCGCTACTACATCCGCATAGACGGCACGATCTGGCGGCGGTGGAAGTCTAAAGACGTGCAGCTGCAAGGCACACGCCACGGCAGAAACCGGGATTATAAGCTCACAACCCCAGCGGGCCGCGCAATCTGCAAGCCCGCGTCCGCGATCCTGCGCGCAACCTATTTCAAGGGGCTGCCCTCAAATATGAGACTGCTGCACAAAGACGGCCAAGAAAGCAACTGGGCCTACTGGAACCTGCAACCGATGACACAAAGCGAGATAGGCAAAAAGCACAACCGCAGCATAGACGCCCGCAGCATTTTGAAAATAGACCCCAAAACGGACGAGATTGTGGCGATCTACAAAAGCACCCGCGCCGCCGCCCGCGCGGCGTTTTGCAGCCGTCAAACAATTTCGGACGCTTGCAACCGACGCGGCAAGAAACGCCCAGGCATAGCGCCGGACGGCTACCGCTACTGCTGGGAGAAGGGAGAAACGAGCGAATGAAGAAACCACTGCGCGCCCTGTTTACCGTGCTGGCGCTGCTGGCGCTTGATGCGGTAGCATGGCTGGCCCTATGGTGGGTTTTGCAGAAATTGCGCGGCCTTGTGTGGCTGCTGGTTTTGATGTGCGCCGCCGTCTGGCTGGCGTAACGAATTTTAGGAGGATATGGCAAAATGACGAACGAAGAATACAAAAAGATCACAGAACTGGAATACAAGGCCAAGCAATGCCGCGCGGCAGGAATCGACCCAGAAATAGACGACGGCACGGCCTGGGCAATGACGCACACGCGGGAGTGCAGAATGGTAACAGACGGCCAGCGCTTTTGGGAACAGCCGCGCCTGATCCTGGAGTTTGACGTATTCCAGGGCGGCGTCGTGACTATGCGCTGCTATCTGCGCAATATTCCGAAGCTGCCGCGCGCCGTCATTGAAAAGACGCACGCAAGCGTCGCGGGCGACGATCTGCTGTATATGTTCCCGATTTACGAAACTGTGATTTTCGACCACACCCACCGCGACGCCCAGGGCCGCACCTGGCGCGAAACGATCCGGGGCGACTACCGCAAATACCAGCAGGAAAAGGAGACGGCGGAAAAATGACGAATTTCGCGCAGCGCCTCCGCGTTCCTGCCCGCCAGCAGGAACAGCCCGCCACGTTCGCGGTGCTTTTCTACGAGATCACCCACGGCGCAAAGAATGACAAGACCATGCCCGGCTATATGCTGGAGAACGGCGTGGAGCTGGCGGACTGGCTCGCGATCACAGCAGACGGCCACCGCCTCCACCTGGCAATCGACGACTATCTGGGCATGATCCAGGGCCAGCGCCCAGACTGCCGCGCCTACACGGCCATAGGCAAAAAGGACGAGCCGGGCCACTTTGCCCTGGCTCACGTCGTCGCCTGGGGAGAGCCGGACGAACACCACGCGCAGCTCATGCAGCTGTACACACTGCACACAGGCCGCACACCCACCAACCTACCCAGCAGCGCCACGCCCTGCCGAGACAGCGGCGGCAATATGGCGGGCTGGTATGACAAAAACGAAAGGAGCAACGAATGAACAAACGCGAAATCGTGCAAGCCACGGTGCGGGACTTTTCCCGCCTGCCCTACGAGGCGCAGCAGTTTGTCCTGGGCTACATGGTAGCCCGCGCCAACTGCCAGGCCACTACAACAGCCCCGGCGGATCAGCCGGAACAGAAAAAGCCCGCATAATGCGGACGGAGGTTTGAACCATGCAAGGCTTAAATGTTGAAAAGCTCTATAAAACCCTGGCGCACATCCTGGCAGACCGTGAGGGCTGCCGCGTGTCCGTTGACGTGCAGCCGATCCAGGCCGCGCGCAGCGCATGAGGCCGTACTGGCAGCGGAACCAGGACAGCAAAGCCTGGCTTCGCCGCTGGGAGGAAAAGCGCCGCCGCGCCTTTGACGGCGGCCAGATCGACCACAGCAAAGACAAGAGCGCACCATGGAGCCACCCGGCACACTATGGCTACCTTGTGCCGCTGACAGGCGCAGCCCTGGAGGCATACAAAGGCTGGAAAATCCGCACGGGCAACACCGAAACGTCCGACGCCGTGCGCTGGGCCTTTGAGGACTGGTACATAGGAATTTGCCGGGATGAAATGAAAAAGACGGCAACCAGAGCAAAGGCCACCGACAGTTACATGGAATATAGGCAAAAACAGAACAAAAAACGGGCCAGTGTCTAACGGCTTGACAACCGACACTGGCCCAACATCATAGGGGCGGACACAGCGCGGGAACGCTGCGGCCTACTAAAAATATAGCACGGTAGCGCCGCCACGTCAACCGAAAAACAAGGGGCCGAAAGGCCCCTATAACGCCCTTGTGATAGGTACTAATGTTTCGACGAAAGGCAGCTATCACAACATGGCAAAAAAGGTAGCACGGCCCCGGCTGGGGGCTGGGGGCGCAGCGCCCCAGAATAGCAGACAAGCCGCCCGGCAGAACCTGGCCGCAGCCACAACGGGAAAGGGCGGCGCGGCAGAGCAGAACCTCACCACCGCCCAGGGCTTGCTCTCTATCCAGCCAAAGAAACAGAAAGGCCGCCGCCCCTCTGCCGGGAAGTGGCAGCCCTACGACTACGAGAGCGCTTACGAGCTGCCCCTGGATCAGCTGACAGAGCAACAAGTCCAGGAAATGATAGACCGGGAGCGCCGCGTCGTCTACGCGACCAAAACCGTAAAGCACGGCCACCAGTTTGACGTCGAGATTTTCCCGGACTTTACCCACCTACCCGGAACCCTGCCGAAAGACCGCAGCAACCGAGAGGCCCAGCGAAACCTCAATGACCGCAACAGCCGCAAAGAGTGTGAGCGCCGGATCAATGAGAATTTCGGCCCGGACGATTACTGGGTGACGCTCACCTGCCTACCCAGGGAAGAACCGCAAACAATGGAGGACGCCCTCCGCCTGTTCCAGAACTATATCAAGCGCATAAACTACCGCCGGAAAAAACGCGGCCTGGAGCCAGCGCGCTACGTCTACGTAACAGACTGGACAAAGAACGGGCGCCGCGTCCGCACCCACTACCACCTGGTACTGGACGGCGGGCTGCCTATGGATGAAGTTATAGAGCTTTGGGGCCTGGGCAGAAAAAACACTGTTGAATACCTCACCCTGGACGAGCGCGGCCTCTCTGGCCTGGCCTACTACATCACGAAACCGCACGCCAGCGACACCGAGGACATAAAACACAAGAAACGCTGGACGGCCTCCAAAAATCTGCGCCGCCCGGTGGAACACAAGAACCATCAAGCCTTTGGCCGCCGCAAGGTCGAGGCCCTGGCGAAAGCCCCGGCGGATATGTTCGCCACGATGGAAAAGAAATACCCGCTTTATTGGTGCGAGGCCGCAGAGGCCCGCCACAATGGTATAAATGGCTATTTCTACCTCCGCGCCGTGCTGCGCGAACGCTGCCAGCCGGGCGACCTGGTGACGATCACGGGCAAGCCGGAACTACTGGAACGGCTGCCGGAGGTCGTCCAGCGCAAGCTGGCAAAATACCGCCGTTTCGCCGTTGTGTCCGTGGACTATTCCGTGCATGGCTGGGAAACTGCCGTATTACAGCCGATAGGAACAAAGGACAGAATAGCGTGTCCGGCCCGCGCCTGTATTGTGAACTAAACAGAGGTTTTTACACTCAAAAAAGCGGAAAAATGAGCCGAAAGGAGCCGAAAACAAACAATGCGCCAGCAATGCGAGAAGCGAACGGAGGACGGAGAACAGGAGGTCGTGATCCAGTGGGCCGCGTTTATGTCTCCCGCCCACCCGGAACTGCTGAACCTCTACCACGTCCCCAACGAGGGCAAGCGCAGCAAGGCAGAGGCAGCCCGCCAGCAACGCCTGGGACTGCGGCCAGGCGTCCCCGATCTGATCCTGGACAGCCCGAAAGGCATATACCACGGCCTCCGCGTCGAAATGAAAGTAAAGCCGAACAAAACCACCGCAGCCCAGGAGAAATGGCTGGAACGCCTGGCCCGCGCGGGCTATTTCGTGGCCGTCTGCTACTCCGCCCAGGAGGCAATCGAAACCATAGACGCCTACATAAAGCTGCGCCCCGGCCAAACCCACCCGAAAGAGCAAAGGAGGACAGAAACGTGAAAATTATTGCAATCATGGCCCAGAAAGGCGGCACAGGCAAAACCACCACGGCCACCACGCTTGCTTATGACCTGGCCCAGCTGGACGGCCCGGTGCTGCTGATCGACGCCGACCAACAGGGCAACGCCTCCCAGATCATGGGAGCATACGACCCCACCGCCTGGGGCGTGGAGAAGCTGCTGGAGCCGGGCACCGACGCCGCCAGCGTGGACGACCTCAAACAAACCCGCGAATGGCAGCCAAAGAAAAAGGCCCCGGCGGTGCGTGTGGACGTTGTGGCCGCCTCTGCGGCCCTCATGGACGCAAACATGGACGTGGCCGCCGACACTGTAAACGACCAGGTACACCGCCTCCGGGAGCGCCTGGCCGCCGTCTCCGGCGTCTACAAGTACGCCGTCATAGATTGCGGCCTCCTGCTGGATATGGCTGTATTAAACGCCCTGGTAGCGGCAGACCTCTGGATCGTCCCCGTTAAGCCCGGCGGGTTTGAGGTGGACGGCCTCCTGCGAGTCCGTGAACAGCTGGAGGAACTGCGGCAGCTAAACGACGGCCTGGAACTGTGGGTGCTGCCCGTTATGTTTGGCAAGAGTAACGCCCACAAGGCCGTCATGGCTCATTTACGCAGCCTAGGCCACCGTGTCACACTGGCGACGATCCGCCGCTCTGTGATTGCAGAATCCTACACGGCGGCAGCCCTGCCGCTGCCTGTATACAGCCCGCGCTGCGGCGTGGCGAAAGACTACGAGGCCCTGGCCTATGAGGTCATGGCCTGGAACGATGAAAGAGAGGTTAAAGCATGACAGGGCGCAGCATTTTGGACGGGCTTAACGCCGCCAGCAAGGCGGGCGTAAAGGCTACCCCGTCCGCACGTTTCCGCACGAAAGAAATTGACATTGACAATATATACCGCAACGAATTGAACCAGTACAGCCTGGACGACGTGGACAACCTGGCGCGGGCTATTCTGGTAGCGGGCCGCCTCTACCACAACCTGGTCGTGGTCTATGACCCAGACCAGGCCGCACAGAGGGACTACAGGCTGGTATCTGGTGAGCGCCGCCTCTTGGCCCTCCACAAGCTGGTGGACGCGGGCCACCCGGAATATAAAACCGTCACCTGTCAAGTGATCCCGAAAGGCAGCCAAGCGGAGGAACGCCTGGCCGTGATCCTGGCGAACACACAGCGGAACAAAACAGCAGCGGATCGCGTCCAGGAGTACGAGAACCTAAAACAAGCGCTGGAGGAAATGAGAGCAGCCGGGGTCGATTTTTACGGGCGTGACCTGACCGAGGGCAAGCTCCGCGACCACATGGCCGCGATCATGGACGAGGCCGACGGCACGCTGGCCGCCCTGGAGAAGATAAGCAACAGCCTAACCCCGGAACTGCGCCAGCTCATGGAGGACGGCAAGCTGAACTTTACAACCGCCACCGCTGCGGCGGCCCTCTCCCTGGACGCCCAGGCCCAGCTGGTGCAGCAGAACGCCGCCCAGGGCGAGGACAAGCCGATCACAAAGCAGGACGTGGCAAGGGCCCGAACCACGTCCGCCCGCGAATACCTCCGCCAGGAGTACGCCGCCCGCCCCTGTGAGTGTGACAACAGCCACAACTGCGACAACGTGGACAACCTGGTAAGTTTTTACCGCGACGGTGCGACGTCCGGCTGCGCTGGCTGCTGCGCCTGGTGCAAGGAGCGCACCAGCTGCCCGAAATGCTGCGCGGAGGTAGCAGCGGGCAGCCAGAGCGACGCAGACACGTCACTGCACGGCGCGCCGGACAGAATCCAGCCGCCTACAAGCCAGACTGCAGAAAGCGCCGCAGAGGACGCGACAGCAGCTGCTGCACCCTTTGCCGACGACGCCCACCCGGAACACGCCGCGACCATGTGCTACTCCTGCCTCCACTGGGACGAGTGCAGCGAGAAATCCGACAGGGTGCTGTCCTGTGACAAATACGAGAACCCCGCCGAAAAGCGCACACCCCTGGCCCCGGCGGGCGAGATCACGACCACCCAGGCCGACGCCGCCCACACGCTGCGCACCGACGAGGAACTGGTAAACATCTTATACGCCGCCCTGGGAACGCTGGAATACCAGGGCCAGATCAACGAACTGGAGGCCCGGCGGCTCCACTCTCTGCTGTCGGCAATGCACCGCCGCTGGATTAACACGGGCTGCTGGAAACCCTACGGCGCAGCAGAGGAACAGGACGAAAAGGAAAGGAGAAAAAGCCAAGATGTCAATAGTTGACATTCACGCCCCGGCGGGCGACGGCTACGGCGTGATTTACGCCGACCCGCCCTGGAGCTACCGCCAGCAGGGCAACGGCGCAGCGGCGCGCCACTATCCCACCATGACGCCGGACGAAATAAAGGCCCTGCCCGTCCAGACCCTGGCCGCCAAAGACTGCGCCCTCTTGATGTGGGCCACGTTCCCGAACCTCCAGCAAGCCCTGGACACGATCCGCGCCTGGGACTTTGAATACAAAACCCTGGCATTTTGCTGGATAAAGAAAAATAAGAAATCGGGGGGGGATTTTTGGGGTTTAGGCAGTTACACCCGCCAAAATGCGGAGGTTTGCCTCCTGGCCGTCAAGGGCCACCCGCGCGTAGTAAGTCACAGCGTACACAGCGTTATACAATCCCCGATCCGGCAACACAGCCAGAAACCGCCAGAGGCGCGAGACAGGATCGTGCAGCTATTTGGCGATCAGCGTCGCCTGGAACTGTTCGCCCGCGAAACCGTGCCAGGCTGGGACGCCTGGGGAAACGAGGTGCAAGACCATGACACAGCCCTGTTATAAATGCCCGGATCGCTGCCAGAACTGCCACGCCGCCTGCGAAAAATACGCAGCTTTTCGCGCGGAAATCGACAAGCAGCGGGAATATAACAAGCAATTCCAATTTATAGACCCGATGCCGCATAGCCACGAAATGGAGAAGAAGAACCGCAGGAAGAAGTACAAAGGGGGCAAGCAATGAACAAATCGACGAACGAGTATATAATGGCTATAAAGCCCGAATGGGTAGCCCTGATCGAGAGCAAACAGAAAACGCTGGAAATCAGACGCACCGCGCCGTACATTTCCCCGCCTGTGTCCGTGATTGACCCTATAGACGTATGGGTGTACGAAACCAAAGGCAACGGCGGACGCGGCCAGATCGTGGGCCATTTCGTTTGCTGCAAAATCCGCACTTTTGACGCCCACCGCGACGATCTGCTGCTGCGGCGCGCCGCCCGCGTTCCCTGGGAAAAGCTCAAAGAATACCAGGGAGACCGCACGCGCCTGTACGCCTGGGAAATCACATGCTACAAGAAGCTGGCCGTCCCGCTGCCGCTGTCCGCTCTGGGCTGCCAGTTCGCGCCGCAATCGTGGTGCAAGCGCAAAAAGGAGAAAAGAGTATGAAAAACCGCTATTTTTACGGAACGATCCGCCCGGAACGCGCCACGAATGAGTGGCAGCGAAAAAACGCATTACCCGAAAGATACGCCACAGCAACCCCGGCGGAACAAGCCCGGATGCGCGAATACTACGCCGTCTCTGACGACGAGTGCGAGGAAATGCGGAAAATTTACGCAACTTTTCCGCAGCACCTTGTTTTCATGCGTTCGGGAGTACATCAAGACGAGTATGTGCTGGTGGGCTGGAAGAAAGAACAGGACGAGGGCGTGCGAGAGGCAATCTGGCTGCTGGAACAGCTGGGCGGAGCCTACGAGGGCTACCGCGAGAAGTTCCTGGAGGACTGGGCAAAAGAGCAGTACGACCCCTGGGGATGCTGGTACATCCCGGAGTGCATAATGGACATTGAGGGAGAGTACCACCCGGACGACGCGAAAGAGCAGGAGGGCCACGACCATGAAGAAAGTAATCGCGCTTGACTTTGACGGCACGCTCTGCGAAAACGCCTGGCCGGGAATCGGAGACCCAAAGTGGCCCGTAATCCGCGCCGCCCTGGAGGAACAGAGACAGGGCGCGCTGCTGATCCTCTGGACGACCAGAGAGGGCGAGGAGCTGGACGAGGCCCTGGCCTGGTGCAAGGACGTGGGCCTCAACCTGGACGGCGTGAACACCTCCGCACAATCCTGGAAAGACGCCTACCAGAACGACCCGCGCAAGATCGGGGCCACCGAATACTGGGACGACAGGGCCGTGGACGTGGCGATCATTGAAACGCGGCAAATGCTCAAAGAGGAAACACGCCGCCGCCAGGCTGCCTGGAATACGGCAAAGAGAGCCTACCAGACCGCCCGCTGGCCCTGGCAGCGCTGGCAGCTCAAAAGAGAAGCCCGGCGCGCGTGCTGCGACTACCTGGACCTCTACATAGCCCAGCGCAATGCAGAGGCGCACAAGATCTGCGAGGCCGCCCGCGCAGCCTATGAGAAAGCCTACGCCAAAAGGAGCGCCGAATGATCGAAGCAAACACAATTAACAACATGGATTGTTTGGATGGCCTGGCACAAATGCCGGACGGCTGCGCAAAGCTCATTGTAGCCGACCCACCCTATTTTATGGGCTTAACCCACAACGGACAGCACGGCCAATTTAATGACCTGGCCGTGGCTAAGCCGTTCTACAGGCAGCTGGCCCAGCAGCTGCGCCGAATCCTCAACGATCACGGAGAATTTTATATTTTTATGGACTGGCGCGGCTGCGCGTTCTACTATCCGATTTTTGCCGAATACCTGCCCGTGAAAAATATGATCGTCTGGGACAAAATGAGCGGCCCCGGAAATTTCTACAATAGCAGCCACGAGTTTATCCTCTACGGCTGCATAGACCCGCAGACAAAAAAACACGCCCGCAACGTCTGGACAGAGCGCGGTTTTACGTCCGGCAGCATCCAGACAGACGGCGAGAAAATCCACCCGTCCCAGAAACCCATAGTGCTGATCCAGCGCATTATCACGGACGCCAGCGTGCCGGGCGATCTTGTGGTAGACCCGTTCGCGGGCAGCTGCACAACCGCCGTGGCCTGTATCAGAACGGGCCGCCGCTATGTGTGCTTTGAGGTGTCCGAAACCTACGCCGCAGCGGGCCAGGCCCGCGTGGATAAGCTCCTGGCAGAGCGCCAGGCCAGAAACGCAAAAAAATGAGCCGCCAGCGCGGCTGAAAGGGCAGCAAATGGAAACATACACCGAAAAGGCATTAAAAGCCATTGCAACGGGCAACGCCCCGGCGGAACAGGCAGCCCTGGAGGCCGTGATCGCGGAGGCCGTGAAAAAGGCAGTAAAAGAGACGCGCCGACAGGATCAACAGCAAGCGCTCCACAATACCGCGCTACTTATGGAGAACTACCGCGCCCTAAAAGGCTACGAGGGCCGCGCCGTGGACAGCGCCGACGCTGCCAGGCTCCAGGGCGCAGAAATCCAGGGCGAGGCGTGGCTCCGCTCTATCCGCAAGAATAAGGCCCGCACCGCCGTTATGCTGGCACACCTGGACGCCGCCCTGGACGAACTGGAAAAAGAAACCCGTCAAAAGGGCCGCGCCTATATGTTCGACGCCTACCGCGCCCGCTACATGGAGGGCTTGACAGCCGAGGAAGTGGCCGAAAAGCTCAACACAGGGAAGAACAGCCCGGCCCGCTGGTGCAAGCAGTTAAACGAGCGCCTGGCCGTCCTCCTGTTTGGAGTGGACGGCCTCCGCCGCTGGTAAAGGAGGATCACATGAAAGCCTACCACAAAAAGGATTTACACCGCAGCAAAGACCCGGACAGAATGACCCAGGCCGTGGCCGTCGTGGCCGCCTACCAGGCAATCGAAGAAACAGCCGGGACAAACGCCAGGCTGAAAGCCCAGGCAATCACCGACACGGGCGCAATCTTGTACGCCCTTGTGCCCGTCCACATCGGCCAGCAATGCGTCGAGAAATGGCACGCCCTCCAGCAGCGCGTCGAAGCTGCACAGCAGAAACTCACAGCCCGGGAGCTGGAGGCGTGGCACGATGAAGCGGAACAGGAGCACCTGCACCCGCCCAGGAAATAACCAATACACCACAAAAAGCACCACAAAACCCAGAACTACACCAGCCCCGGCGGATACCCATAGAACCAAAAAGCCGACGCTTTGGGTCTATCACAGATAGTCCAAAAGCGCCTACGCGGGAAAGTTTGGGGAAAACCTGGGGTTTTACTGGTGGCCCATCCGTGGTAAGCTGGTAGCGTGGACAAGCAGGAACGCCGGGCAGAAATGCCCGGCGTTTTGTTGTTTGTGCGCCCTCCTATAACAGCGGCCAGGGTGAGCCATAACGCCCTGGCCTATATGTGAGGCGGGGGCCAGAGGAACCAGGAGGCGCGAATCTTGCTGCTAAAATACTGCCGTTGTGGCGCTATCATACCAGCAGACCGCCAGCGCTGCGCGCGGTGCGAACAGCTGCACCAGAGCCGCCACACGGCATACAATGCCCAGTGTCGCAGCAAAGAAGCCGCAGCCTTTTATGTGTCCAGGGAATGGCGGACAATCCGCCCTGTAATTATATCTATATACGACGGGATAGATATATGGGCGTTTTACGAGTGCGACAAGCTGCTGGCCGCCGACGAAGTCCACCACGTTGAAGAACTGGACACAGCCTGGGATCGCCGTCTTGATCCCTTTAACCTGTTTCCTTTGGCCCACGCCTCACATACAGCGATCACGGCTGCATACAAGCGCAGCCCCGCCAGCATGAGGGCGACACAGCGCAAGCTGCTGGAGCTGCGAAAGCGCTACTTTGAGAGCAAGGGGGGCTATGAAAAAGTTTTGGAGCGGGCCGGATTAGTCGCCCCTCCCTAGACTTTGGAGAAAACTCCCCACCAAAAACTCCCCCAAGGGCGCTTTTGCGGGCGTCCATGCAACAAAAACACAAAAAGGAGGCCCCACACATGGCCGGAAAACGACAACCGACGGCCCTTGTGGTGGCGAAAGGCAAGAAGCACTTAACAAAGGCCGAAATCAAAGACCGCGAAAACCGGGAACTGATCGCGGCGGCGGACAATATCGCGCCGCCGTCGTGGCTGAAACCAGACCAGAAGAAGCGGTTCAACACCCTGGCTGCAGAACTGCTGAAAATGGGCATTTTCGCAAACGTGGATTGCGAGGCCCTGGGCCGCCTGGTTGTGGCCGAGCAGCAGTATGTGCAGATCACCGAGGAACTGGACAAGCAGCCGATCACCTACAAGCGGAGAATCCCACGAAAGCCGACCCCGGCAGACAACCCGGACGAGATCATAGACGGGTTTATATGGGACGAGGCGCTGATAGTGAACCAGGAACGGAACGACCTGTTGATCCAGCAGGACAGAGCCTGGAAGCAGTGCAGACAAGGCGCTGCGGACTTTGGCCTGTCCGTCGCCCAGCGCTGCCGGATCGTGGCCCCCACCGCCAAGGAGGCTGCCAAAACAAACAAGTTTGAAAAATTCCGAAAGGAAAAGACCCCGGAGGAATGAAAAAGGCCGTAAAAGACCGCACAACACAGTATGCCCTGGACGTTTTGGCGGGCCGGATCGTGGCCGGGGAGCTTGTGCGGATGGCTTGCCAGCGTCACCTGGACGATCTGGAGCGCGCCAAGCTGGCCCCGTTCCGCTATTATTTCGACGTGGAAGCCGCAAACGACATACTGGAGTTTGCGGAAACCCTCACAATAGCAGAGGGCGAGGAACAGCAGCGCGTCCACCTCTACCCATTCCAGTGCTTTATCCTGGGCAGCCTCAACGGCTGGCGGATCAAAGGAAAGGGCCACAGACGCTTTAGAACCTCCTATGTACAGCTGGGCCGCCAGAACGGCAAGAGCTTTCTAAACGGCATACTGGCCGCTTATTATGGCAATTTCACGGCCTACCAGTACCCGCAAATCTACTGCGCGGCCACAAAACAAGACCAGGCCAATATCGTTTTTGGGGAAGTTGTGAAGTTTATCCGCAGCGACGACGACCTGGCCGAGCTTTTCAAAGTCCACGAACATAACCACACGATTGAGTGCTTGCTCACACACGGCGAGATCAAGGCAATTTCCGGCGACACAAAGAGCCTGGACGGCCACCGCCCCTACCTGGGGATTGTGGACGAATACCACGCCCACCGCACGAACCAGATGTACAAACTACTGGAGGGCGGTATAAAGAAAGTAAAATCCGCCCTTATTTCGGTTATTACTACGGCGGGATTTGACCAAAAATCGCCCTGTTTTGCCCTGTACGAGCATTGCAAAGCTATTTTGCGCGGCGGCGCGCCCATTGACACGCAATTCTGTTATATAGCGGAAATGGACGAAAAGGACGACCTCTGGACGCCGCAGAACTGGCTGAAAGCAAACCCCGCCCTGGCCTACGACCCGGACGCACTGGAGAATCTGATCCCAATAGCCGACGCCGCCCGCCAGATGGGCGGCGAGGATTTGCGCGATTTTCTGGTAAAGCAGTTAAACAGATGGGCGCAATGGTCGAACCGCGTCTATATCCAGGACATGGAGAAGTGGCGCGCGTGCCGCAGCGACAGAACCCTGGCCGACTTTAAGGGCAGCCACTGTTTTGTAGGGCTTGACCTGTCCAGCGGCGGCGACCTAACAACCGTCGTTATTCTGATCCCCTATCTGGTGGACGGGGTGCGCAAGTATTTTATCCATAGCCACAGCTTTATCCCGGCCCAGCGCCTCCAGCAGCACGTCCAGAGCGACAACGCGCCCTACGACAAATGGGTGGAGGACGGCCTGGTAACAGTAACCCACACAATGGGCGGCATAAAAACCGACTATAAATATATTTTAACCTACCTGTCCGTACTGGTAGACCTCTACGGCCTAAAAATTAGCATGGTATGCTACGACCCACACAACGCCAGCGCGTTTCTGTCCGACCTGGAGGCCCAGGGCTGGCCGTGCCTGGACATTATCCAGAGCGCGCGCAGCCTGTCCGACGCAACAGAGGATTTCCGGCTAGAAATCTACGCCGGAAACGTCGAGTATAACCGCGACGACGAGCTGCTGACCTGGAGCATTGCAAACGCCAAAACAATAGCGAACAACTACGGCGAGACAAAGATCGACAAGGAAATGCAAACCGAGCGAATAGACCCGGTGGACGCCGTAATCGACGCCTGGAAAGTGGCAATGTGCGGCAACGATACCATAACGGGCGACGAGGCGCTGGAGGCGTGGCTGAGCCTGTACAACGAACACATAGCAAAAACGGGGACGACAAAATGAACTTTTTCCAATGGCTTATTAAAAGCATGACGGGGTATTTTTCCAGGGCCGCACCGCCCGGCCCAGAGCCTCCACAGCTGCCCGCCGTGGCCGCTGCGCCGGAGGATCAGCCGGAGAAGATCACAGCCACCGCAAAGGACGTGCGGCCAGCGCCGAAAGCGTCCAGCAACGGCTGGGAACATCTGGGCAGCACAAAGTTTTTGCAATGGCTGGGCCTGGGCAAAGACAAGCCAAAAGCCGTCGAAAATGTAACGTATTTTACCTGCCTCAAACTGCTGTCTGAAACTATGGCAAAAATGCCGATCAAGGTCTATACCTACGACGCCGACGGCCCGCTGGAGATGAACCCCGCCGACGACAGGCTGGCCTACCTCCTGGACGTGCGACCAAACCCGCTTATGACGCCGACCACGTTCTGGACAGCAGTAGAAAATAACCGCAACCACTACGGCAACGCCTATGTGTATATCCGGCGTAAATTCCTGCGCCAGAAATACGGCGGACAGATTGAGCTGCAAGACCTCTGGATCATGCCGTCCAGCTGCGTGCGCGTCGTAATCGACGACGCGGGCGTATTTGCTGGAGCTGGTCGCCTCTGGTACGTCTACTCCGACCAGTACACCGGGCAGCAATACGTTTTTAGCTCCGACGACGTGCTGCATTTTAAGACCTCCCACACCTTTAACGGCCTGGTGGGCGAAAGCGTCCAGGCGATCCTGGCCTCTACCGTCCAGGGGCAGCAAGCGTCCCAGGATTTTCTCAACGACCTGTACGAGAATGGACTGACCGCCCGCGCCGTGCTGGAATATACTGGCGACCTGTCCGCAGCCGGGCAGAACAAGCTGCGGGAATCTTTCGAGCAAATGGGCAACGGCCCGGCGAACGCTGGCCGCATCCTGCCTGTCCCGCTGGGCTTTAAGCTCACGCCTATGGACATAAAGCTGACCGACGCCCAGTATCTGGAGCTGAAAAAGTACGGCGCGCTGCAACTGGCCGCCGCCTTTGGCATTAAGCCAAACCAGCTGAACGACTACGAGCGCGGCAGCTATGCCAACAGCGAACAGCAGACAATCGCTTTCCAGGTCGAAACCATGCAGTACACGATCAAGCAGTACGAGGAAGAAATGGCCTATAAACTGCTGGACGGCCCGGCGGATCGCCGCCGCGTGAAGTTTAACGAAAAAGCCCTGCTGCGCACCGACAGCAAAACACAAATGGAAATCTTGAAAACCGCCGTCGAGGGGTCGATCTACTCCCCCAATGAGGCCCGGCGCTATGTGGATAAGCGCGCCGCGCCTGGAGGCGATAAGCTGCTGGCGAACGGCGGCATGATCGCTCTGGAACAGATGGGCGCGCAGTACGGCGTCGACAAAACCGAGAAAGGAGGCACAGAAAATGCCCCGATTTGACTTTACCGCCCGCGACAGGGACGGAAAGCTGAAAAATTACGGCTACCTGGACATGGAAAACCAGGCAGACGGCCCGGCCACAATGACCTTTTACGGTGACATTGTAGCCACCGAGGGCTGGCGGGAGGATCGCGCGCCGCAGCAGATCGCGGACTTTTTGGCGTCGCTCACCCAGGGCCAACAGATCAACCTGTATTTCAACAGCCCCGGCGGCGACGCCTACGCGGGCGTGGCAATGCACAACATTTTGTCCCGCTGGCAGGGCCGCAAGGTGGCCTACGTTGACGCAATCGCCGCCAGTGCGGCAACCATGCCGCTTATGGCGTGCGACGAAATCCACCTTGCAGCGGGCGCGGAGGTTATGATCCACGACCCCTGGGCCTGGACGGCGGGCAACGCCGCAGAGCTGCGCGAGACTGCGGCCAGGCTGGACAAGGTGGGCGACCACTACGCGGATATTTACACAGCCCACGCAGCGGAGGGCGTGACCCGCGACCAGCTGCGCGAGGCCATGCGCGCGGAAACCTGGCTGGACGGCTCTAACATCGGCCAGTATTTCGACGTGATCGTGGACGAAACGGCAGCCGCCGCCCCGGCGGCCTCTGCGTCCTACGCACGCTATAAGGCCACGCCGCCAGCGCTGCTGGAAAAAGCAGACGCCACCAGACAGGCCCAGGAGGCCGCAGAAAGCGCCACCGCCAAGCGGGCGGAAATCAACACAGCCGACGCGGCGAAAGCCGCCCAGGCACAGCAGAGCCGCGCACAGGCCCTGCTGGCCGATCTTTACCTTTACGGAACCTAAAAAACAAAGCAAAGGAGTACACCATGAACGAAGAAATGCGCAAGAAACTGGCCGAAATCAACGCCACCAAAGCCGAGGTGCGGCAGCTGATCGCAGACGGCAAACTGGACGAGGCAGAGAGCAAAAAGGCAGAGCTGGACGCCCTCCAGCGCGCCTTTAACCTCCTGCTGTCTATGGAGGACGAGGACGAGGCCGCCGCCAAGGCCCAGGCAAAGAAGAAGCAGGAACTGCACGACGAGAAGCAGCCGCCGCTGACCTTTGCCCGGATCGGCCAGGCCGTCGTCAATGCCCTGGGCGCTGCCGTGAGCCGCCGCAAGATGGACGACACCGACCGCCAGATCATCCAGGATGCCATGAAAGAGAACAGCGACCCGGACGGCGGCCTCACTGTTCCCCAGGACATCCAGACCCGGATCAAGGAGCTGCGCCGCAGCGACGACAACCTGGAGCAGTACGTCAACGTCGAACCCGTCAAGACCATGAGCGGCTCCCGCGTCATCGAAAAAGAGGCCGACACCACCGCCTGGCCGGAAATCGACGAGAACGGCGAGTTTACCGAGGTTGACACGCCGCAGTTTGCGAAAATCGCCTACACGATCACCAAAAAGGGCGGCAAAATGCTGTGTTCTCTGGAACTGCTGGCCGACACCGCCGAAAACATCCTGGCCTATCTGATGAAGTGGATCGCCAAAAAGACCCGCGCAACCCGCAACGCTAAGATTTTGGCGTGCGTGGACAAGATCACCACGGGCAAAGAGGTGGCCGTCGCTGACCTGGACGGCTTGAAAGACATTTTCAACGTCATGCTTGATCCGGCTGTCGCCGTGTCCAGCAGCGTATGGACGAACCAGGACGGCTTTAACTGGCTGGACAAGCTCAAAGATAAGGACGGCAACTACGTCATGCAGCCCGACCCCACCAACAAGACCCGCCAGCTGCTGTTTGGTAAGTACGCCGTCCACGTCCTCTCTAACAAGGTGCTGAAAACCACCGTGGACACCGGCAAAAAGACCAACACCTACCCGCTGATCTGCGGCGATCTGTCCGAGGCCGTGACCCTGTTTGATCGTGAGTTTATGACGATTGAAAGCTCCAAGGAGGCGGGCAGCGCCTGGGACAAAGACCAGCTGGCCGTCAAAGTGCGTGACCGTTTCGACGTCCAGCCCGTGGACACCGCCGCGATCATCAAGGGCCAGATCACCGTCACCGTGGCGGGCTAAAGCAAAGGAGGGCGTAATCGGTGAAAGATGAAACAAAGGGCCTATTGCTGACGCTGGCGAAAGCCTACGCCCGCATAGACTACACCGACGACGACGACGCCCTGCTGCCGCTGTTAATTGAGGCCACCGTCCAGAGCCAGGAGGAACTGATCCCCGGCTTTGACGCCGACAACATGACCGCCCGCCAGCGGCTGCTGGCGATTATGACGGTTAAGAACCTCTACGACAACCGGGAGAAGTACGGCACAGCACAGGATCGTCTGCGCGGGGCCGCATCCTCCCTTTTGATGTCGGAAATGTACGAGGACAAGGGGGCGACGGCCAGTGTATAGGCGCGTGCGTATTTTCGAGTGCGTCAACGGCGACGGCCCGCGCCGCAGCGAAAAAAAGACCCTAATCTGGACGCCCTGGGCAGATGTGCGAGACAACACCGCCCAGACGCGCGACCAGACCCAGGAAAGGCTCCAGGAGGGCGACCTCTCCCTGGAGCTGCGCCGCTGCGAAATGGCCGACACGATCCGCCGTCACTTGTTCCGGCATGACCGCGCCTACCGCGTGGAGCTGGACGGCGACGAGTACGAGGTAAAAACCGCCGATTATACCCGCAACGACGGCGGCAAAATCCGCTTTACTGCGTCGTTTACGGCATAGTGTCAACAGTTGACACCCAGGAGGACGGCCCATGCAGATACAGCTGGACGGCGCGGCAATCAAGGAGCTGGTAGCAGCCCTGGAAGCGGCAGAGGGCGACGACGCCCGCGCCGCTGTGGACAAGCGCATAGTCAAGCGTGGCGCAGATATTGCAAAGCCGGACATGGCCCGGCGAATACCGCGCGCAGCCGATCACAAAAAATCGGGCAGCGCATGGTCTAAGCCCTCCGGCGGCCCGGCTGCCGACAACGTGCCGCAAGAAAACCCGAAAAAATCCGGCGACAGCTACGCGGCCAAGGTGGGCTGGACGTTGGACGACAACAGCGAATATTTTTACATGAAATTTGTAAACTGGGGCACGCTGAAAATGCCGCCCCGCGATTTTGTGGAGCCTACCGCCCAGGCCCTGGAGCCGCAGCTGCAAAAAATCGCGGAAGAAGAATACCAGGCAGAACTGGACAAGCGCCTGGGGAGGTTTGAATAATGGACGTTATCACAGCTGCCTACAAGGCCCTGGAGCCTATCACAGAGCGCGGCGTCAAAGTACAAGAGGGCTGGTACGACGAACGCTATAAACGCCTCCACGTCACCCTCTGGCCCCTGGCGGAAACGCCGGAGGCTCACAGCGACGACGCGCTGGAAATCGAGACAGCCGGGCTACAGGTGACGATTTTCTCCACCGAGGAACAAGAAGCCCTGCGGGAAGAAATCAAGCAGCTGCTGATCGACGCCGGGGCCTCCTACCAGGGAACAGACCAGCAGCAGACCCGGATCGAGGCGGGCGTTTATATCCGCCCGCTGCGTTTTCTCTTTTATGAAGAAAGGAGCCAAGAATGAGCGAACCCAAAACCACGGTGCGCCACCGCTATTGTGGCCTCCGCGACGTATATGTGGCGAAAGTCACCCAGAACGACACCGAGGGCTACACCGCAGGCACTCCCGTAAAGATGGCCCGCGCGATCAAGGCCAAAATCTCCGACAAATTCACGTCCGAAAAGCTGTACAGCGACGACGGCGTGGAGGGCATGCTCCAGGCGTATGAGGGTACGGACGTGGAGCTGGAAGTCAACACCCTGGCCGCAGCGGATCGCGCCGCCTTTTTCGGCCAGGCGTACCTCAACGGCTTTTTGCTCAAGTCCGCAGAGGATGAAGCGCCGGAGGTGGCCCTGGGCTACCGCGTGCGCCGCTTGAACGGCAAGTTTGATTTTGTTTGGATGTACTGCGGCAGATTTGCCCAGGGCAACGAGGAAAACTACGAAACCGAGGCCGCCAGCAAGACCGCCCAGACCAACACCGTAAAGGGCGAGTTTTACCAGCGCGAAAAAATGGACAAGGTGGACGGCAAAGACGTACACCTCTACGAGGTGCGCGTGGACGAATCCAACCTGGCAACAGAGGACACCGGGGCCGCTGCCGCGATCAAGGCGTGGTTCGGCAAAGTACAGGAATACGCCGCGACGGTAGGCGGTTAAAACATAGGAGGGCGTAAAAAATGGCAAAGCGCAGCATTGTGGTAAATCAGAAACAGTATTTCCTGCCGGATCACATCGACACCCAGGCGTACCTGGATTATTGCGACGTACAGGACGCGCTGGACAGCGCGACGAATTACCGCCGCAAACACTTTGAACAGATGGCCCAGGCCGTCTGTCATGTGTACGGCGATCAGTTTACCCTGGACGACGTGCTGGCCCCTGTATACGGGCTGGAACCGTCGCAAATTCTCACCGAGTTTGCGGCGCTGGAATTTTATGTGATGGAGCGCGTAAACAAGAACGTGGAGACTATCACGGTAAATTTTACGAAAGAGGCTTGACCCCAGAGGTTGAGCTACAACGCGCGGGAGCTTGCAGCACGGCGGAAAACGTGACGGTGCTGCAAGCCCGCCTTTATTGTGATTCTATGCGCCGGATCGAGGCGGCGAAAACCTCCGGCCAGGCAGTACGCGAAAATTTGCAGCTGCTGGCCGAATTTTTCAACACCTCCCGGCGGGTTATATACAGCGAAAGCGTGGACGACCTCCTGCTGGCAGCCAAAACGCTGCATTTTACTATGCAGCAGATCATCCTGCCAAAATTTGCGGCTTTGTCGCCAGAGCCGCCGGAACCTATCGAAAAATCAATTTTTGACGACTACGACGCGGAACAGGACGCCCAGGCGGGCTATGTGGACGAAACCGCAGACCGCTGGCTGATCTGCAAGCAGAACGTCGAGGCGGTCACACGCCTGGCGATCCGCGTTCTGCGTGAAAGCTACACAGACGCGCAGCGCGAACCGCTGGGCCGTCTGCTGGAGTACGTCGCCTACGAGATCGAACACACCGAAAAATAGCGAGGTGAGCAAAGCATGAGCGCCGGGGCAAACGTCAAGGTATCGGCCAACAGCTCCACATACCAGCAAGCCCTCAAAGCGGCCCGCGACAGCACGAAAGAGCTTGCAAGCCAGTTCAGCCTGGCAAGCACCCAGGCCAAGCTGTTTGGCAGCACCACCGACCAGCTGAAAGCCAAGCAACAGGAACTAACCGCGAAAATCAAGGCCCAGAAAGAAATCACCAGCCTACACCACACAGAGGTGGAGCGCTTAACCAAAGTGTTGAGCGACCAGAAAGGCCGCCAGCAGGAGCTGGCCACGCAGCTGCAAACCACAAAAGCAGCCTACGAGGCAGAAAAAAAGGCCACGGGCGAGAACAGCGACAGCACCCAGGAGCTGGCAAAACAGGTGAAAGACCTGGAAAGCCAACAGAAAAAGCTGGACAGCCAGATCGGCAGTACCGAGGGCAAGCTCCAAAAGGCTACGATAGCCGAAAACAACAGCCAAAAAGCAACCCTGGAGCTGGAGAAAGCGCTGGAGGACACCAACAAAAAGCTGAAAGACGCCGCCCTGGACGAGTTTGCAAAAGGGCTTGACAAGGTAACGGACAAGCTGGAGAAAGCCCAGAAAGCGGCCAACGTCGTGTCCGGCGCTGCCGTGGCCGCTGGCACTGCTGCGGTGGCTGCATGGGACGAGGTAGACAACGGCGCGGACAACGTGATAAAAGCCACGGGCGCGACGGGAGAGGCTGCCGAAGCCCTGGAACAGACCTATAAAAACGTGGCGTCCTCTTTTGCTGCGGACTTTGACACGATAGGCTCCACGCTGGGCGAGGTAAACACCCGCTTCGGCTACACCGACGAGGCCGCCGAGGCTTGCACAACTAAGTTTCTGAAATTTTCGGAAATCACAGGAACCGACGCTGTGCAGGCGGTGCAGCTGGTATCGCGCGCAATGGGCGACGCGGGCATAGAGGCGGACGACTACGGCACACTGTTGGATCAGCTGGCCGTGGCCGCCCAGGCGTCCGGCATCAGTGTTGACACCCTCACTTCCTACATAACGAAATACGGCGCGCCAATGCGTGCGCTAGGCTTTGATACGGCGTCCTCTATCGCTATTTTCTCCCAGTGGGAAAAATGCGGCGTAAACACCGAGATTGCGTTCTCTGGCATGAAAAAGGCGATCAGCACCTGGAGCGCAGAGGGCAAAGACGCCAGTGTGGAATTTCAGAAAACGCTGGACGAGATCGCGGCCTGTCCAGATATTGCCAGCGCCACAACGAAAGCCATTGAGGTTTTCGGCACTAAGGCTGGCCCAGACCTGGCCGACGCAATCCAGGGCGGGCGCTTTGAATACTCCCAGTTTTTGGACTTGATCGAAAACAGCGCGGGAACGGTAGAAACCACCTACAACGGCGTGGCCGACAACGCCCAGAACGTGCAGATCGCCATGAACAACTTAAAACTGGCGGGCGCAGAGCTGGGCGACACAATCCAGGAGAGCGCCACCCCAGTTTTGGAGAAAGTAACCGAAATTCTGCGCGACGTGACACAGTGGCTGCAGAACGCCGACGACGACACAAAGCAGAACATAGTCACCGTCGGGCTACTGGTCGCCGCGCTGGCCCCTGCTACTGCTGGCCTCACGGCAATGGTTAAGGGCGTGCGCTCTGGCATTGACGCCTACAAGCTGATCCGCGACGGCATAGGCGCGGCAGCTGGCGCACTGACCGGGGAAACAGCCAAGAAAATCGCAGCAACGGCAGCCACCACGGCGCATACGGTAGCCACGGGCGCGGCCACGGTAGCCCAGAACGGGCTGGCGGCGGCCCAGGGCGCACTAAACGCTGTTATGGCTGCAAATCCTATTCTGTTGGTAGTGGCCGCCCTGGCGGCGCTGGGCGTGGGCCTGGTGCTGGCCTACAATAACTGCGAGGAATTTCGCGCGGGCGTGGACGCGGCCATAGGCAAGGCGAAAGAAGTATTTTCAAATTTTGCCCAGGGTGTGGGCGACGCAATTACAACCGCAAAACAGCACCTGGCCGACCTCAAAGAAAACTGCAACACAAAAATGCAGGAAATCAGCCAGACGATCAGCACGAAATGGAACGAGGCCAAACAGAAAACCACGGAAACCTGGCAGAACATCCAGCAGACTGTGGGAAACAAGCTCCAGAGCGTGCGCGCTGATACCCAGCAGAAACTGGAGAGCGTCAAGCAGACAATGGCAACCGCCCTGCAAAATATGCAGAGCAACACCCAGCAGCGCCTGGCCGCGATCCAGCAAGCCTACAACAGCCACGGCGGCGGCGTGCGCGGCGTGGTAGCTGCCTATATGACGGCGATCCGCCAGAATTACCAGAGCGCCTACGACGCTATAAACAGCATGACCGGGGGCCGCTTTGGCAATATCCTGGACACGATCCGCAGCCGGATGAACTCCGCCCGCGACGCGGTAAGCAGCGCAATAAACCAGATTAAAGGCTTTTTCAATTTTTCGTGGAGCCTCCCGCACCTGGCAATGCCGCACCCACGCGTAAGCGGCAGCTTTTCTCTAAACCCGCCCAGCGTGCCGTCCTTTAGCATTGACTGGTACGCAACGGGCGGCATTATGAAGAACCCAACCGCCTTTGGCGTCAACGGCTCCCGCCTCATGGTGGGCGGCGAGGCTGGCGCGGAGGCCATCCTCCCTCTGGCCCCGTTCTACGCCCAGCTGGAGCAAATGCTGGACGACAAAGTAACCGCAGCGCTTAAAGCTATGCGTGTTGTGGTCTACGTCGAGAACAAGCTGGACGGCGACGACCTCACCGCGAAAGTAACCCCGCGCGTTTCCTCTGCTCTGGCCGACGAGGCGGAAAGGATCAGATAATGAAGATTAACGGCGAAAACCTGGCCCGCTACCGCGCCACGCAGCTGACCGTCGCTTTCGGCCCGCCACAGGACGGCGCGGGCTACGAATGGCCGGACAATATGCTGGCCCCGATCAGCGACCCGGCAACGCAGAAATGCGGCACTTGCACGGTGGAGCTGGTGATCCGGGGAGACAACCGCAACGAAATAACGCGCACCGCGTCCACGCTGCACGGCCTTTGTCTCCCTGGCCCCGTCGAGCTGGTGCTGGACGGCTACAAAGGCGTTTATAAAGGCTACCTGGTGAGCTTTGACCCGGAGAAAACGATCACGCCGAAAGCCTACAAGGTCAAGGTGGTTTTTGAGGGCTGGCTCCAGGACACGCCAGTAAAGCTGGCCTACACGGGCCAGACCCAGGCGACGCTCCACCGCGTTGGTTCCCGCCCGGCGGCGTGCGTCCTCACGATCACGCCACGGGCAGACGTAGCCGCGCTCACCATGACGGGCTGGGGCGTCCATGATCTGGTCGTGAAAAATCTAAAATCCGGGCATAGTGTTGTTATTGACGGCACATCTGGACTAATTACCCAGGACGGGCAGAATAAAGCCCCAGACGTAACACTCTGGGCACTGCCCGCTATGGACTGCAAGCAGCGGACAATCACATGGGACAATGCAAACTGCGACGTGACGGTAGAGTACACGCCGCTGTGGCTCTAAGAAAGGAGGCGGGCAGCTTTGCTGCTGGAACTGTACGACAGAAACCACAAAAAGCTGGCGAACCTCACGGGGATAAAATCGCCGCACATCCAGCGCACGCTGGAGTACGGCGACGAAACCCTGGATTTTTCCTATCCAACCAGCGGCCCCTGGCTGGCCCAGCTCCTGGCGGAGTGCTACATCCGCACGGATCGCCAGGAGTACGTCGTCAAGGCCGTGGAGAAAAGCAGCGCCAGCGCCTGGCGCAAGGTGTCCTGCGCTCTCAACATTGAAGAACTGGAGGGCGCGCCCTTTGAAGATTTTGAAACCGTCGAGCAAACCGTCCAGGCTGCCGCAGAGTTTGCCCTGGAGGGGACGGGCTGGACGGCGGAGACGGACGCAGACATAACGAAAAAGCGCACGATCCGCAAAGAGGACGACACAACAGCGTGGGAGGTAGTAAAGCAGATCGTAACCACCTACCGCGTGGAGCTGGAGATCGACGCCGTAAACAAGCGGCTGAAATTCCACACCCGGCGGGGCCAGGATCGCGGCGCGTATTTTATCGAACGGCTGAACCTCCGCAGCCTGGGCGTTAAAACGTCCAGCTACGGCTTTTATACCCGGCTGATCCCCATAGGAAAAGACGGGTTGCACCTCTGGCAAGACGGTAAAAACTACATAGAGAACCACCAGTACAGCGACAAGGTTATAACGTCGATATGGCGGGACGAGCGCTACACAGTAACCGCCGCGCTGCTGGAGGACGCCCAGGCGAGACTGGACGAGGCAAGCACCCCGGCCCGTGCGTATACGGCGGAACTGGTAGACCTGGCCGCCCAAAGCGATAAATACAACGCACTGGCCTACGATCTGGGCGACGCCGTGCTGCTGGTGTCTGAAAAGACCGACGAGCGCGAAAAGCAGCGAATAGTTAAGCTCGACGAATACCCGGACGACCCGCTGGCAAATAAGGCGGAACTGTCCAACGTCAAGCAGACGTTCGCGCAGCTGCAAAAGACCGAGGCGGAAATGGCAACCGCCGACGCCGTGGCAATCGCCACAAAGCGAAACCAGAAAGTGCTGAAAGACGGCTACCTCACCAAAGAGGAAACAAAGGTAGCAATCAGCGCTATGGCGGAAAGCATAGAGCTGGAAGTCTCCAAAACCTACATGACCGTTGCCAACGGCCAGGCGGCAATCGACAAGGCCCTGGAGGCTGGCAAACAGTACACCGACGGCAAGCTGACCGAGTACAGCACCACCGAGGAAACAAAAAGCCTTATTTCTCAATCCGCCGAACAGATCACCCTGGAAGTGTCGAAAACCTACGCGACCACCGCCAGCGTCGAGAAATCACTGGACACCCTCCAGGCCGCCGCAAAGTCCGCCCAGGAGACGGCGGACAAGGCCAACAGCGACGCAGCCGACGCCCAGGCAGCTGCCGACAAAGCAGCCGCAGACGCTGCCGCAGCCGCCGCAGAGGCAGACAAGGCCAAACAGGCCGCCGCCGACGCGGAGACCAACGCCGCCGCCGACGCCCAGGAAAAGGCCGACGCAGCCCAGGCCGCCGCCGAAAAGGCCGCCGCCGCCGACGCCCAGGCCAAAGCGGCCGCAGCGGAGGCGGCAGCAAAAAAAGCCGCAGCGGAGGACGCCACCGCGAAAGCAAACGCAGCCCAGGAGGCTGCGAACAAGTACACGGACACGCAGCTGACGAAATACTCCACCACCGAGGAAATGAAAAGCGCGATCAATCAGAGCGCTACAAACATTACCCTGGAGGTGTCGAAAACATACGCCACAAAAACGTCCGTGGAGGAATCCGTCGCAACCCTCCAGGCCGCCGCAAAGTCCGCCCAGGAGACGGCGGACAAGGCCAACAGCGACGCAGCCGACGCCCAGGCAGCTGCCGACAAAGCAGCCGCAGACGCTGCCGCAGCCGCCGCAGAGGCAGACAAGGCCAAACAGGCCGCCGCCGACGCGGAGACCAACGCCGCCGCCGACGCCCAGGAAAAGGCCGACGCAGCCCAGGCCGCCGCCGAAAAGGCCGCCGCCGCCGACGCCCAGGCCAAAGCAGCGAACGCAGAGGCCGCCGCGAAAAAAGCCGCCGCCGCCGACGCCCAGAAAAAGGCAGACGCGGCAAAGAAAGAAGCCCAGGACTACACAGACGGCAAACTGACCGAGTACAGCACCACCGACGAAATGAAAAGCGCGATCAGCCAGACCGCTGAACAGATCACGCTGGAAGTTTCGGCGCAGCTGTCTGGCCGCAACCTCCTGCAATACCAGAATTTTGAGGACAAGACCATAGGGACAACACACGTTTCCGCATCCGGCGGCGTGCTAACTATGGCGTTTTCGGCAAGCGAAACAGCAGTATTTAGCGCCCGGGAAATAGCCGACACGACGCTGTGGAACCTGGCACGCGGAAGGTGCTTGACCTTGTCCGGCTACTACAAAGTCATAAAGCCTTTTCAATCAGCCGCGGCGCGTCTGTCTGGAGTGTGGGCGTATAAATCTGGAGCATCCCAAACACTGCACTATAACCAGAACGCAGCGCTCAAACTGGACGAGGTGAGCGCCGACTGGATTTACTACGAAAAGACCTACTTCGACGAGCTATTGGACGAAGAACTGTCAAACCTGGGCATGATGTGCGAGATCACGCCAACAAAGGCGGAGACGGACGGCAAAATCCAGTGGAAAGACTGGAAGCTGAAAATCTCCACGCCAGTACAAAGCGGTAACATACGTTCAAAGTTTGCGATGGACGCCAGCAGCGTGACAATAAACACTGGCCGCTTGACCTTTAACAGCAACACGATTGTAATAAACAGCACAAACTTTAAGCTGGACGGCGACGGCAATGTGACAGTAAAGGGATCGTTTGAATCTGGAAACGAACAAAGCGGGGGCTATGTAAGCATTAAAGACGGGAAACTACAAATTAAGTACGACGGCGACATAAACCTGTTCTTTGACACGACAATATCCGGCAGTGGATACGGAAATATGCACATTTGCGGCCCCGGTGGGCAGGACGCAATCGTACTACAGGCGCAAAAAGACGCGGGCAGCGGCCTATTTCTGCTCAACAAAAATGGGGAATATAAAACTGTAATCAAAGGTGACGGATCCGCGAGTTTCGGCGCTACTGTTTACATGAATGGAGACTTGGCGCTACCAACAGATTATAACCATGTCTTATACATGAACAGATCAAAGCTCCAACCGTGCAAAGGACAAAATGCTCTTTATTGCAACTGGGTAAATGTGCGCGGAATTGACGGAAACGGATACTGGGTGCTGGCGGGATTTTTCGACTATAAAGGAACCTAAAGGAGGACAACAACATGAAAATTGGAATCAACCTTGCAGCGGCAACGCTGCGCCAGAATGTCCACGAGCTGATCCTGTCCAGCAACTGCCCGGCGGTGATCGTTCGGGCGACGCTGGAGGACGAACTCCGGGCCGTCCGCGAATGGGAGGCCCAGGAGACACAGAAAGAGCGGCAGCAGCTCCAGCAGGAGCTGGCAGCAGAAAAGGAAACCCAGAACACCCAGGCTCCGGCGGATCAGCCGGACGCCGCAACGGAACAGGAGGACTAAATGGCAAAGCTGCCCGTACTTATTACGCGAATTGACATTGACGCCGGGGCCGAGAGAAAAAACTATCTTGTACAGGCAAAGCAGGGCGACAAGGCCACCCGCTTTGTTTCCGTGCTGATCGTCGAGGACGGCAAGGAGTACGCGCCGCCCGCAGACGCTGATCTGATCGCAAATTTCCAGAAACCCGACGGAAAATTTGCGTATAACGCCGCCAAAATCGACGACGGCAACCGCATTTTGGTGGAGCTGACAAACCAGGTGCTGGCCGTGTCTGGTGAGGTTGTTTGCGAGGTCGAAATCCGGGCAAAGGATAGCAGCCAAGTTTTGACCTCTTGCACCTTTACCGTAAAAGTGGGCCGCAGCAATCGCAACGAAAACGCGATCCTGTCCTCTAACGAAATGACTGCTTTCGACGCCAAGTGGGCCACGCTGAACTCCAGCATGGAGGAATACGCGACGGCGGAACGCCTCCGCGCTGAAGCTGAACAGAACCGCGCCGCCGCAGAGACTGCGCGCCAGAACGCGGAGACCTCCCGCGACGGCAACGAAACCGCCAGAAAGAACGCGGAAACCTCCCGCACAAAGGCGGAAACGGCCCGCCAGACGGCAGAGGGCAAGCGGGAGACAAACACCCAGGCAGCGATCAAGAACGCCCAGGACGCCACAAACAAGGCCGCAGAGGCCACGAAAAAGGCGGAGGCCGCGCTGGCAGACCAGGCAGAGCTGGAGCAGACTCTGGAGGACTGCAAGACGCTGAAAGGCCAGACAGAAACCGCCGCAAGCAATGCTGCAGCCTCTAAGGCGGCGGCGGAGAAAGCCCAGAAACAGGCGGCAGCAAACCAGACCGCCGCCCAGAACGCCCAGAAAGGTGCAGAACAGGCCCAGCAGACCGCAGCGGGCAATCAGACCACCGCAGAACAACAGGCAGCCCTGGCGGGCCAGGAGCGTGCCAAGGCGGAGGCGGCGGCCAAGACCGCAGAGAGCTGGACGCCGGACGGCGCAGTAGACGCGATTTGGGCGGCCCGTCTGGACGGCACAAACACCGCCGAAATTTTCCAGCAATACGCCGCCGCACTGTCTGCCCAGGGCGTGGACGTGGACACAATCGTGCGCCGCTGGTTTGCTCTGGTGTGGGATAACAACACCTACGGCACGAAACTGTATAAGTTTGCGACCAGCGCCACGCCGGACGGCGAACTGATCCAGGCGTCCGCCGAACTGGGCGCAGCCAAACCCGGCACAAACTCCACCGCCGCCGTCGATCCCTATTTCCCGCGCGGCGCGTTCTGGGCGGTAGAGGTCGCCTACGAGATCGAGAACAAGGAACCCGTCGTCAAGGCTGTGGCGGGCGTCAACGGCGTGGATCGCGCCACGCTGCTGTCCGGCAAGTTTGGTATGGTGGGCGTCGCCCAGAAAACAGGCTGGGTGTGCGACACTGCCGACGATAATTATTATTATCACTATTACCGCGCCGCGCCCGCTTATTTCCTGGCCGACGCGAACGCCTACAAGCCGCTGCCGGAAGGTGTGGCGGTAGACGGTAGTCTCCGCCCGTTTGTGATCCACGCTAAGTATATGGCGGGCCGCGACGCCGACGGCAAGCTCACCAGCGCGTCCGGCCTGGCAGTTGTGAATTTTATCAGCATGGACGGCCAGCGCGCCGAGTGGAAGAAGCGCGGCGCGGACTACTGCGGTATCTGCGGCTGCGATCTGGCGTTCCGTATGCGCATGTTTTGGGCAAAGTACGCCAAAAAAGGCAACTCCGGCACGCTGGAGGGGTGCAGCAGCTACAGCTACCAGTACAAGGCCGCCGTGTCTGAAACTGGCGTGACCCGCGTTATTATGACCGCCGCCCAGGCAGACTCCTACCTGGTGGGCAGCACTGTGTCCGTCGGTGACGTGGGGACGGGAACCTCTACGGATCGCGGCGTTGCCTCCATGCGCGCGAAAGCCGACAAGGTGCGTATTTTGAGCATTGAGGACGTGACCATGGACGGCACGGCCTACAAGGCGCTGAACCTGGACACGGCGACACCGTTCGACACCGAAAAGGACAAGACCATAGTTTCGACCATGCCCTGGCACAGCGGCAGCTGCGACAACGTCCAGGGCGCGGACGGCAGCCCCACCAGCTGCACGTCCGGCAAGGAACCCTACGTTCTCCAGCTGCTGGAGTGCCAGCCGGGCGCGTATGCAATCAGCGCCGACCAGCTGACCGAGCAAGTGCTGGACGATACCGCTTACACCCACAGGCTGGTATTTTTCCGCCAGGCTGCCCAGATCGCTACGTCCATTACTGCAAACGCTGTGCGCTCTCCTATTGTGCTAACAATGCCCACGACCCAGACGGGCCAGTGGATGTACGAGAAAGACGTGGAGATCGACGCAGACGGAAACATGTATCCCGTGGACGCCGGATCGGGCGCAAGTTCTACAAACGGCTGCCGGGCTGCCGTCTTTGTGCCTGCCGCTGGCTCCCGCGTCACTGCGTGGTGGGCCTGGATTACGCTCGATGGCTGGGGCTCCTGTGGCCTGTCGGGCGGTCACGCGCACCTTTGGGCGGGCGCCGCGAGTTGGGTCGGCCTGTGTGGCGCTTGTGGCTCCGGGGCAAACAGGGGTGAATATGCCGGGGCCTGACCCGGCATAGAGGGGACAGCGTCCCCTTTTAGGGGTGTGCAGCGTGTCACCGGGCTGCCGTCTATGTGCCTACCGCTGGCTCCCGCGTCAATGCGTGGTGGGCCTGGAATACGCTCAATGACAGGGGCAACTGTGGCCTGTCGGGCGGTAACGCGAACAATTGGACGGGCAACGCGAATTGGAACGGCCTGTGTGGCGCATTTGGTTAAAATTATCGCTTTTTATTGCGTTGTACACCGCGCCCGGCGAACAGCCGGGCCTGCGCCGCTGCTATGGCGGCGTGAACCATGCGGAGAAATCCGCAAAAATTGAGTGGAACCGGCACGGGGCCAACTGTGAGGAAAAACGCGGGCGGCCCTGCGACGCGGAAAGACCGCGCCGGGGGTTAGTAGAATAAGGCGGACGAGCCAAAACCGAAAGCTCTTGCGCTCAACCAAAAGCAGACAAAGGGGCGGACTATGAAAACCTACTGTAAAAAGATAGACATAACCGACCCCAAGCAGATAGAAAATTTTGTTTTCGAGTGTTTCAGCGGGAGGTGGAAAGAAAATGGCTTTATAAATTTGCCGATCCGTTACGGCGGCATGACAAAGGGACAGGTGCTGGCCGACGCAGAAGCCCAGGACTATAACAGGCTGATCCCGGCAACAGCTGGCGTCGCTGCGGAGATTGCGCGCCGTATCAGAGCGCGCGATCTGAACCTGCGACCACTGCGGACATTCCAGCGCCGTGACGGTCTAAGCGGAAAACTGCGCGATCTTTGCCAGGCCACGGCCATGCAGCAGTGTATGGACTATGTGGCCGTGGGCGCGCTGCGTGAACTATTCCACGCCAAAATCGGGCCGTTTCAATGTGCCAGCATACCGGGCCGGGGCCAAGGCTACGGCAAACGCCACCTGGAAAAGTGGATCAGACGCGACAAGCTGGCGCGCCACGTCCGAAAGGGCGACATAAAGAAATGCTACGCAAGCCTGACGCCGGACAAAACCATGGAGCTATTGCGCCGGGATATACATAAAAACCAGACGCTGCTGTGGTTTGTGGGTGCGCTGCTGGAAACGCACAAGTGTGTAACAACCGGGCTGGCGATAGGCTCTTACCTGTCGCAATGGCTCTGCAACTACGCGCTATCCTACCTATGCCGCTATCTGGAGGGCATGGAGAAAATCCGACGCAAGCGTGACGGAACAGTACAGCGCCAGCGAATAGTCCGCCATTGCCTCTTTTATATGGATGATTTCGTGATAATCGGAACCCGCGCCGCAGACATGGACAAGGCTATGAAACAGGCCGCAATCTGGGCGCAGAAAAATCTGGGAATCACGATAAAACCAGACTGGGGCAAGATCGACCTAAAGGCCGGGGTAGTCGACATAATGGGCTTTGTGATAGGATATAAGGGAACCAGAATACGCCGCCGCATATACCGCAGAATCCGGCGGCAATTTCTAAGGGCGGCCCGCGATCTGCAAAGCCTGGGATATGTGCCGCACTGGCGCGCCCGGAAGATAAGCAGCTACAAGGGCTATTTCAAACACACGAATACCAGGACAGCCACACGGCGGCTCGACGCCTGGACGATCTGCAAAGCCGCGCAAAAATCAGTTAGCTATGTGGACAGAAAGGCCACACAGCAAAGAAAGGAGTTAAAAGCAGCATGAAACAGACCGCACATTTCAGCGAGAAGCCGGACGTCGTAACCGTCTGCATACTCCCTACCGGGGCCTCTGACGTGTGGCTGCGCCGCAACATCGTGGAGAAGCAGATCGCGGACACCACCGACGGCAAGGCCATGACCCAGTGGGAGTGTGAGGAAGTCTACGCCCGCCACGGCGAGAAACTGACCCCGGAGATCGTGCAGGAGCATTTCGACGACTACTGGGCCGTGGGCGAGAACTGGCCGGAGGCAAGCCCCGATCAGCCCAGCGACCACGAGCGCCTGGTGGCCCTGGAGGCCGCAATGGTCGATATGCTCCTGGGCGGAGGTGACGACGATGTATAAATTTATCAAAATTCAGTATCGGCTGCACGCAATCACCGAGGCCCAAGTCTGGCAGATGGCCGACGCGGGCCGGATCACCGAGGCCCAGGCCCAGAAAATCACCGGGAAACCGCGCCCGGCCCAGGAAACAAAGCAGGAAGCACAGGAGGCATAAATGAAAATTTACGGCATTGACGTGTCCCACCACCAGGGGGCGATCAATTGGCAGCGCACAGCCAGCGAACTGCGCCGCGTGAACGGCGGCAGCAATCCGGGCTTTGCCCTGCTGCGCGTGGGCTATTCCGCCCGCCACGGCAAGGGCGGGCTGTACACGGACGGCCAGTTCCTGGCGAACATCCAGGGCTGCGAGAAGTACGGCGTCCCGATGGGCGTATATTTCTACTGCTACGACAAGAGCGCAGCTGCAGCCCGTCTGACCGCGCAGCAGGTCGTCAAAATGCTGGCGGGCCACAAGTGGGACTACCCGATCTACTACGATGTGGAATATGAACCGTTTAACAAGAGCTGCGGAAAGGCCACCAACACGGCGATCATCCAGGCTGCGCTGGAAGTTCTGGAGGCTGCGGGCTACTATGCCGCCGTCTATTGCAGCCGGGACTTTTTCCTCAACTACACCAACCTGTCCGCGCTGTCTGGCTTTGATAAGTGGGAAGCCGCCTACACGGCCACCGACACCGCAGCAGTGCAGAACGGCCTGTGGCAGTACAGCAGCAAAAACGCGCTGAAAATCGCGGGCTTTGGCAACAGCCTGGACTGTGATGTGTCCTACAAGGACTACCCGGCAATCATGCGCCAGGCGGGCCTCAACGGATACGCGAAACAGGCCACCACCGGCACCGCCCAGACCCCGGCAACGCCCACGGCCAACCGCTACCAGTTTAGCCTGGGGCCTGTAACCAGCGGCGACAAGAAACCTATCGAAACGGCCCTGCTGCCCGTCGTGCAGCGCCTGGCACTGGAAAGCCTGTACAGCTGCCAGGCCGTCGAATAAAAGGAGGACAAGACAATGGCAAAGCGGATCATCGACTACTACAACCTTTTCGTGGGCGCGTTTGTGACTATCGCCGCCGCGATCCTGGGCGAACACTGGTATTTGTTCGCCGCGTTCCTGGCTCTCAACGTCGTGGACTGGCTCACGGGCTGGTACAAGGCCAACAAGCAGGGCGTCGAAAGCTCCAAGGTGGGCTTAAAGGGCGCGCTCAAAAAGCTGGGCTACTGGGCCGTCGTGGCCGTGGCCTTTGAGCTGGCGGGCTGCCTCCAGGCTCTTTGCGTTGATATGCTGGGCTTGCAGCTGGATTGGCTCCTGCTGCTGGGCTGGTGGGTGCTGGCCTCTCTGATCGTCAACGAGGCCCGCAGCATTTTGGAGAACCTGGTGGAAATGGGCTACGATGTGCCGGACTTTTTGGTAAAGGGCCTGGCCGTCACCCAGAAACTGATCGAAGCAAAGAACCCCGCCGCCAACCTCACTGACACCGAAAAGGAGGGCTAAACCGTGGCAGCCAAAAAAGAAAACGATCTGATCCAGGCCGCCGTGGCCGCGCGCCTGGCTGGTAAGGACGTGGACGCCGACGACCTGGCCGCACAGCTGCCGGAGGGCGTCGAGGCCGTGCCGGAGTATAGCGTGGAGGACAGCAAAGAGAAGCTGCTGGAGATCGCCGCGCAGCTGGGCGTCGAAGTCAAAAAGACGGCCAGCAAGGCGCAGATCGTCGCCGCCCTGGACGCGGGGATCGCGGCCCATACCGTAGACGGCGAAACCGCCGACGCGCTGCTGGCCAAGAAACAGGCCCAGGACGCCGAGAACGCCGCAGACGATACCGAGGACGCCGAGGCGGAAAACGGCGCGCAGGACGGCGCACAGCCTGTGCAGGAGGGTGAGAAGCTCCACGGCTATGTGCTGACGATCCACCACGGCTACACCAACCTGCGCCGCACTCCCGAAAAGAAAGCCGACAATGTGGCCCAGCTGATCGAGAGCGGCAAGCGGCTGGAGGTGGAGGCCCGCGTCCAGGGTGCGGACGGCCAGCCGTGGTTTAGGCTGCTGTCCGGCCTCTACATTGTGGACGACCCCGCCGTAACCTCCTACGGCGAAGTATAAACAACAAAGCCCAGGCTGTGCGCCTGGGCTTTTCTTATGCTAGCAAGCTCCGAGTGTTGAGAAAATAATATTTTTTATCTATTTTACATTGACAAAATATATTATTTGTGCTAATATATAGACACAGAAACAAACAAGCACACAACAGGAGGAAACAAAAAAATGACAAAGCCCATTGAACACGTTGGTTTTTTCTTTGAATCCCGCATTCCCGTTTACCTGCTTGGCGGTCACTACTACGCCGCGGACGGATGGAACGGCGAGGAATACCTCGACAGCTGGGAGTGTTCAGAGTTCAAGCACGGCACTGGCTACGGTGTCGTGCCCGGTTCGGGCTGCACCCTGCGCCCTGTCTACGCATGGCAGGCAGACGGCATTGACCTAGACCTCTTAGACGAATCTTCCGCAGATTTCGAGGACGCTATCCAGATTGTAGGCTTTGACATTGTTTGATCCCGAACGCAGGAGAATTCCACCATGAAAAAAATTATAAACGGCTCTCGCTACGATACAGAAACGGCAAAGCGCCTGGGACGGTGGGAAAGCGGGCCGGACATCCGGGACTTGTTACACTATTCCGAAACGCTGTACCGCACAAAGTCCGGTAAGTATTTCTTGCACGGCGAGGGCGGCCACGGTACTACATACGGGAACAGCCAGAACGGCGAACAAATTATACCAATAGCAGAGGACGCTGCCAAAGCGTGGGCAGAGGAACACATGGACGGCGACGACTACGAGGCAACCTTTGGAGCCGTTGGCGACGATATAACCCAGGTGGCCGCCTACATAAACAGTAGTCTGCTGAATAAGTTGGACGCCTACAAAGTAGAGCATAATATGAGCCGAAACGAAATAATTATTGCTGCGCTGCGCGCCTATCTGTGACGCGCTTACAGCGAAACAACAAAGCCCAGGCTGTGCGCCTGGGCTTTTCTCTACCTATTTATAACATTGTATTAAGCACACGCACCGAGTGGAACGAGGAGCTCGAGGAGCTGCCGCCCCGCTATGAGGAGTACAAGGCCGCCCTGGCCAACAAATGACGACCTGATTTATCTGTAACAAAACGGGGCGGGTCCTGCCCGCCCCTGACATAGGAGGATCACTATGGGACTTATCAGAGCTGCAATGGGCGCTGCTGGCGGCGTTATGGCCGACCAG